ATGCCGCCGACGGGGGTCGAACCCGGTCCAGAACTTTTCCGGCGAAAACCCGGCATACACATCCAACGTACTTCCGTTAAATTCCGAAATCTGCTTTTCCGGGAATGAAACCGCAAACACGGTGCGAGAAATAGAAACGTGTTACAAAATGTGTTACTTCTCAAGACTTTCCGGATCAAGAACCCTGCTGAGAACGTTGTCCAGGTCTGCGGCAGTCTGCACATCCTCGCCATGAATAAGATGCGCGTAGATCCCGAACGTGTCCATCTGGCGGGAGTGGCCAACCAAGGGCTTGACTTGTCCCTCTGGCAGCGTTTTTGCCAGTGATACGAACGTGTGCCGGAGATTATACGGCGGGACATAGTGCAGGCCGTTGGCCTCGCAGTAGCGCCGCCAATATTTTCTATAGGTGTCCTCACAGGAGATGCCAAACACGCTTTCCTGCCCGCCTGTCAGCTTTTTCTGTGCCTGCAGAATAGCGGCCGCACTATCGGTGAGTGCAAAGGCGCGCACAGCGTTGTCGTTCTTGCCGCGGGTTTCCTCGCCACGGGTGTTTATAGCTCGCCGGATCTTCACCCGGCCACCCTTAACGTCCTTCCAGCTCAGTCCGATCAGCTCGCCCGGACGAAGGCCAGTCACAACGCTAAACCTGTACGCATTGACATAAGGATCCTCGATCAGTTTTCCGTCCAGGATCGTAGTGCCCACCTCAAAAAGTGTACGCAGATCCTCCGGCTGCAATATTTCTTTTTCCTTGGAGCGTGCACCCTTTGGCACATGCAGTTCTTCCGGCCGCAGAGTGGACATTTTGCTCAGGCGCAGCCATTTGCAGAACATGGTCAAATCCGTGCACATGTTGGAAAGGTATTTTTTGCTCAGTCCTCCTGCAAATCCTTTGTTGATGATGGCTTGCAGCTGTTGTTCCGTCAGGTCTCCCACACGCCTCCGGCCAATGACTGGACGCACCCAGACGTTCCACCGGCTCTGGATCGGTTCCCAGTTGGAGCGGCTGGTGGTCAATTTCAGCTCGCCGATCCACTGCGGATAGGCTGCTTCTACCAGCATCCGAGTATTGCTGATGCCGTCATCCAGCCATGCGTCCGCCTTTGCATTGGCTTCACGCTGGCCGGTGCGGCCGGGCTTTGAGCTGGTAAAGGATCTGCGCACACCATTCTTTTGGACGTTGATCTGCCAGCGCTGCTGATTCGGCAGCCAGGCTGCCGTGTTGGTTCGTTTTCCCATAAAATGCACCTCCACAGATACACTTTGACAAGCCTGACCGGAGGTGGTAGAATACAGTTGTTCGGTCTGTATTGCCCTCTGGGCAGTTTGATCTGCACGCCCTCGGTGTTGGTAGCATCGGGGGCGTTTTTTTTATTCCACCGGCCCGCCCAGTGTTCCATCAGTTTTTCTCCTTCATCTGGCGGATCGTCCGGTCAAAGTCAGACACGATCTTCTGGGTCGGGTTGAACAGGTCATACTCCGCTTCGGCCTTCGCTCTGGCCTGCCGGGCCGACACCTTGCCTTTGTCCGGCAGAATGTCATACCTCCGGAAAGACAGAAACTCGTTGATGCTGGCCGCGAACTGCTCCATCGTGAACGTGTTTTCCCGCTCGATCAGATCCTCGATGTAGTCAAAATAACCGGACACCGTGCGCTCCAGCTGGCGGATCTGCTTCTCAGACAGGTAATTCTTGGCCACCGAAACATCCGATTTGAGCACCCGGCCCTCCGGAGCGTTCTTCCATGTGGTCAGCCCCATGTGTTCCTTGGTATGGTCGGCCTTGTTGTACACGATTTCTGCCGCCGTCTGGCCGGTGATGGCATAGTGGAACTTGTTCTGCACCATGGCATAGAAGTCCTTTGTTACCGGAGAATTGCGGTCATAGTCGATGCTGCACTCGGCAAAGATATCCGTCACCTGCTGCCAGATCCGGCGCTCGCTGGCACGGATGGAGCGGACACGCTCCAGCAGTTCGCGAAAGTAGTCCTTACCGAAAGCATCCTTGCCTTGCTTCAGGCGTTCGTCGTCCAGAACAAAACCCTTGGTCATGTACTCTTTGAGGATGCCAGTAGCCCAGATGCGGAATTGCGTTGCCCGGCGGGAATTGACCCGGTAGCCTACCGAGATGATGGCATCAAGATTATAGAAATTCGTTTCTTTCGTCTGCGTTTTATCGTCCAGCGCCCCGTGATGAGTGGTTGTTTCCATTTTGGAAACAACCACTTTTTCATCCAGCTCGCCCTCTTCAAAAATATTCTTCAAGTGCTTGCTGATTGCCGGCTTTTGCACCCCGAGCAGTTCTGCCATGCCCTGCTGCGACAGCCAAATGCTCTCATCCTTCACAATGGCGTTGACTGAAACATCTTCTTCTACAGAGCGGTAAATTAAAAACTGAAAGTTCTTTTCCATTTTATCCTCCTCAGCCAAACCAGTGCGTATACCCCACGGCTTTGCCCTCAATGTGCACATCTTCCAGCTGGGGGCCGGTGTAGACCATCGGCGCATAAGCATTATTATAAGGCATCAAGGTCAGGGTTGTGCCGTCATAATACACCCGCTTGAGCGTCGCTTCCTCGCCTATCCGCACGGCGGCGATCTCGCCGTTCTCCACCTCCGGCTGAATGTGGATATACACCGCGTCGCCATCGTGGATGCCGGCCCCGATCATACTGTCGCCCTTGCAGCGCAACGCAAAATCGCACCGGATATCCTCCGGCGCGTCCACATGGCCGTCAATGTTCTGCTGGGCCAGGATGGGCGTGCCGCAGGCGATCGAGCCCACCAGCGGGATCTTCTTCATCTTGGGCATCGGCTCAAACCCCTTCGGGATGGGACGAGGGGCGGGCTGGGGCTTCTCTTCCCAGCCCATCAGGTAGGCGGGAGACACTTTCAGCCGTTTGGCAATGGCGTCAACTTTGTCTGTCGGTATATTGGTTACAATATTATTTTCATACTTATATACTGCCTGCTTCGATACACCGATGTAATCGGCAAGCTCCTGCTGGGTTACATCTTGCTCTTGACGTACCTGTCGAATGCGATCACCTACAGTCACCATGAGCACCTCCTTTAATGTCTATAGTATAGCAGATAAACCGACAGTTTACAATATTTTTAATTCAATTATCAAAAATAACTTGACAGGTCACAGATATGGTGTTATTATACTTGTGACCTCACAAGTTACAAAGAGGCAGTTTGGAGGTGAAAGTGTGGTAAACGTCAATTTACTCAAGTCGTACATGGTCAAGGCTGGCTTCACCCAAAAAATGTTGGCTCAGGAACTCGGAATTTCGGAGCAAACCTTAACCCGCAAGCTCAAAAAACGTGTTTTTGGCACGGATGAGGCCTCAAAGATTGTGGAGCTTTTGAGCATCGACAATCCGCAGGCTGTATTTTTCGGCCATTAAGTAACTCAACAAGTTACATTTTCAAAGGAGGTGAAGAAGATGAGCAACAGCAAAAGGCCCCACGCTCCTAAGGAAGAGAAGCGCGGGGCGCAAGAGATTCAGCTGTCGCACTTGGACAATCGTTTTAGCTGCCAGATAGACGGAACGGTTATCCAGAATGTGAAGGATTATTCGTTGGTTCAGTCCAGCAATGGAAAAGCATTGTTAAACTTGACCATCGAGATCAGTGCGGAAGTTGTGTCAACCACGATACAAGCGCAGATGCAACAGCACTTGTAATCCACGAGTGACGTTCCATCGTTTCGGAAAACTTGGACAACAATCCCTTCTGCGGAGGAATCTGGTCATTTACGATCATCTCAACAAGATCAACTAACTTCTGGACTTGCTCTTTGTCCGGTGCATCTTCAGCTTCTGCCCTTTCCCGCAGTTCCTGAAAATTCGTCTGGTAGTTGATGGTCGCTGTATTGGCTGTTCCAATTACAGAACCGTAAGCTGTACCGATATTATAAATATTACTCTGACGCTGTTCGGTTTCTTTTCGCTTTTTCTCGACTTCGGTCATATAGAACGCTTTTATTTCTTCCTGCTGCTTTTGGAAGAACGATGCCTGCGTTTCCGTTACATAAAGCCGTTCATTGGCCGGAGTGATAATAACATCGTCTATTTTAATATCGGTTTTTGGGCGAAATCCAACGTACTGACGGTTCGTTGCCGTTTCTCGGTTTGGCAAACCTGGAACGGTTGCAATAATTTCACCATCTCGCTCAATTTGCATATTCAGACCATGCATTCTTAAAAAATTTTCAAAAATCATTTTTCCATTCACCTCCTTTCCGTCTTTTTATTTTACAGCGAAAGTGAAGTGAATACAAGGAGGTACAAATCCACATGAACGACTTACAAATCTTTGAGAACCCGGAGTTCGGGCAGGTGCGCACCGTCGAGATCGACGGCACACCTTGGCTGGTGGGCAAGGACGTTGCTGTGGCACTGGGGTACAAGAATCCCGGCAAGGCCATCATCGCCCACGTCGATGAGGAGGACAAGCGGCTTGAGATGCTGCCGCAGGGGGCAGATTCCCAAAATGGGAATGTGTCCCCCTCATCCAAGACCGCCCTCATCAACGAGTCCGGCCTGTACAGCCTGATTTTGAGC